CTGGTATTTCTACTCTTGATTATTTGCAAGTTTATAAAAAGTTTAGTTTTAAAAACCAAGAATCGTATAAACTAGATTTTATAGCTCAAGTCGAACTTGGTGAGAGAAAAATAGATTATTCTGAATATGGCGATCTTCAAAGTTTATATAAAAACAATTATCAAAAATTTATTGAATATAATATTCATGACGTTGATCTTGTTTATAGATTAGATGAAAAGCTGAATTTTCTTTCTCAGATTTTTACAATCGCATATGAGACTCTTACAAATTATTTAGATGCTTTTACATCAGTTAGAATGTGGGACACTATTATCCACAATCATTTGAGAGATTCTAATATAGTCATTCCTCATAATATGAAGAATACTAAGAGCTATCAAATCGAGGGCGGCTATGTTAAAGAACCAATTCCTGGTATGTATAAATGGGTTGGCTCTTTTGACCTTGACTCGCTGTATCCGCATTTAATCATGCAATACAATATATCTCCAGAAACATTAGCGAGTTATGATCCTAAATTTAGAGACAATTCATCAATTTTAGACGAAATAATAGATGGAAAATTAGAGAAATACCAAGATGTAGTAAAAGCATTTAGTAATAATCAAACTTTTACACCAAATGGCTGTTTCTTTAAAAAAGATAAGTCTGGCTTTCTTCCAATACTTATGAAAAAAATGTATGATGATCGTAAACGATACAAAGAACTTATGATTGAAGCAAAAGGATTATATGAAACAACTAAAGATCCAAAGTACAAATATGAAATTTCTAAATATCATAATATGCAATTAGCAAAAAAGATTATTTTAAACTCGGCTTATGGCGCTTTATCGAATGAATATTTTAGATGGTTTTCTCTTGCTTTAGCAGAAGCTATAACTTCTTCAGGACAATTATCTACAAAATGGATTGATAATAGAATTAATAAGTATCTAAATAAGGTTTTGAATACAGATAAAGATTATGTTATTGCTGCTGATACAGATTCAATATATGTTAATTTCGAAGAGCTTGTAAATAGAGTCTGTTCAGAAAAAAGTACAGAAGAAATTATAGACTTTATTGATGTTTCTTGTAAAAAGAAAATAATACCTTTTATCGACAAGAGCTATGAAGAATTAGCAGATGTCATGAACGCATATGAACAAATGATGCATATGAAAAGAGAGTGTATAGCTAATCGAGGTATATGGACAGCTAAAAAGAAATATGTTTTGAATGTGTTTGATGATGAAGGAGTTAGATTATCAGAACCAGTACTTAAAATTAAAGGGATTGAATCTGTTAGATCATCTACACCAATGAAATGTCGTGACAAAATAAAAGATGCTATTAAAATTATAATGGAAGATGATCAGAAAAAGCTTTGGAATTTCATATCCAATTTTAAAACAGATTTTAACAGCATGAATTTTGAAGACGTTGCAACTCCAAGTGGAGTTAAAAATATAAATGAATATGCTGATTCTGCTAAGTTATATAGAACTGGAACTCCAATGCATGTTAGAGCATCTATTCTTTATAATAAAATGGTAGATGATCATAATCTTTCTAATAAAGTGGAAAAGATTAAGAGTGGTGATAAAATAAAATATTGTTATCTTAAAGTACCAAATCCTCTACATGAAAATGTTATTGGAACTCATGGAGAATTGCCTGAAGAATTTGGGTTAACATCATTCATTGATTATGATAAGCAATTTGATAAATCATTTGCAAATCCAGTGAAAAAAATAACAACAAGTATTGGATGGACGCTTGAAAAAACTGCGACATTAGATGAATTTTTTGGATAGGATATAATAATGAAAGATGATGACTGGGATTTTGGTTTTTCTGCTATAGATGAAACAAATTTAGAAGCAGTATCAAATAAAGAAAAAGAATTAAATGATAAACGAGTTAAAACAACTAATAAATTATTTAAAATAGAAAAAATGATAATGCCATTAATAGAAAAACTTATGAAAGATGATGATAAGCCATATATACATTGGCCAAATAGAAAAGAAGTATTAGAAAAATATAAAAAAGAATTATTGTTATTGCTTAATGAATAAGGAAATTAAATGAACGAACTCGTAAAAAAACTTTTAAAAAACTCTACTATTAAAGAAACTGCAATTCTTACTGAATCAAAAGTATACGGTAAGAAAGATATGATTCCAACACCAGTGCCAATGGTTAATGTTGCTTTATCTGGCAGAATTGATGGAGGACTTTCTCCTGGCCTTACAGTATTAGCCGGTCCATCAAAGCATTTCAAATCTGCTTTTTCTCTTTTAATTGGCTCAGCTTATCAAAAGCAATATCCAGAAGGAGCTATTTTGTTTTATGATTCAGAATTTGGAACCCCAGAATCTTATTTCGATTCTTTTGAAACAGATAAAATAAGAACTGTTCATACACCAATTACAGATATTGAAAAACTTAAGCATGATTTGATGACTCAGTTAAATGGTTTAGAGCGTGGTGATAAAGCTTGTATTATAATAGATTCGATTGGTAATTTAGCATCTAGAAAAGAAATTGATGATGCATTAGATGGAAAAGTTGTAGCTGATATGACTAGAGCCAAAGCCATGAAATCTTTATTTAGAATGATAACTCCACACCTTACTTTAAAAGATATTCCAATGATGGTTGTGAACCATACGTATAAATCATTGGAAATGTATAGTAGAGAAGTTGTTAGTGGCGGATGTGTTGTAGAAGGCACTAAGATATTGACTGCTAATGGTTTAAAATCTATTGAAAATATAACTATTGATGATTTTGTTGAAACATTAGAAGGTAATAAAAAAGTAACACACACTTGGAACCCTCAGACATTAGAAGAAGGATTTAAAGAGTGTTATGAAATTGAATTTGATGATGGACATAAATGTACTGTATCACACGATCATAGATTTTTAACATCTGATGGATGGATTGAAGCCAAGAATTTAGTAGAAAACACCAGAATAATAAATATCGGCACCAACAAAAAAGGAACCGATATATGTTACACAGCAGATATAGCAATATAGTCTATTTAATTAAAATTGATAGAAATAGATTTCCAAACAGGTATATTGGAAGCAAATCTAATTGTATTATTAGAAATAATAAAATTTATGATTCTAGAAACAACGAATATTTTGGATCCTCTTGTGATCCAGAATACAAAAATATAGTTGAATACTGTGATTATGAAATAGAAATTTTAGAAAGTTTTGATTCATACGAAAAGTGTTTAGAAAAGGAAAAAGAACTTCACATTTTTTATGGTGTTGTCGCATCACCTGAATATTTTAATAAATCGATTGCGACTATTAGTAATTATTTAGATTCAAATTATGCTACATATAAAAATCTAGAGACTGGAAAAATTGCAAGACTTCCAAGAGATCATCCTAGAGTTTTAAATAATGAGTGGGTAGGTGTGACAAAAGGCAGGAAGCTGAGTGAAGAACATAAAGCATCTATATCTAATAATATATCAGGAGAAAAAAATCCATTTTATGGAAAAAAACATTCTAAAAAAACAAAAAAACTCATATCTAATAAAAATTTAGGAAGCGTTCGTTCCAAAGAAGTAAAATTAAAAATGAGTTTAGATAGAATGGGCATTCCTAAATCAGAAGAACATAAAAAAAAGATAGGAAGAAAAGGTTTTCTTATGTTAAAAAACATACAAGATGGAAGATGCATTAGAATAAAAATTAAAGATATAGAGAAATATGATTTGTCTGTTTGGAAAAATCCTTCTTCTATTAAACAAAAAAGAGAAGTCTGTTTTATTTGTGGAATAGAAAGTACTGTTGGAAATATAAAAAGATGGCACAACGAAAGGTGTAAAAAGAATGAAAATTAAAAGTGTTAAAAGTGTGGGAAACAAAAATGTATATGATATATCTGTAGAAGATGTACAACACTATGCTTTAGAAAATGGAGCCATTACTCATAATACTGGAGTGATGTATTCTGCTGATACTGTATGGATCATAGGTAGACAACAAGAAAAGGATTCTGATAAAGCTCTGGCTGGGTACAATTTCATAATTAACGTTGAAAAATCTAGATTTGTAAAAGAAAAATCAAAAATTCCTATTACCGTCAATTTTGATGGTGGCATTAGTAAATATTCTGGATTATCAGAAACAGCTGTAGATGGTGGATATTTAACAAAAGTAAAGATTAGTAGATCTAATGGTCT